CACGAACAATGAAGAAAACAATTCTCGCATTACTGATTGCAAAGTTTTCGGGCGTGCGAAAAGACGGTTTGGCAGTCTTGGCGGGTGTTCTTGCCCTACAAGCAACAACCGAGGACGAAGCGAAAGGCATTGTCGAAAAGTTGACCGATGCGCAAGTCAATGATTTCGTCAAAGACTATCGTTCCGATGTGGACAAAGAGGTCAACGAATCCAACAAGACCTTTGAAAGCAATTTGCGCAAGAAGTATGACTTCAAGGAAAAGGAAACCGAACCCGGCGGCGACCCATCCGAAAAGACAGACCCGAACGACATTGCCGCAATGGTCAAAAGTGCAATCGCGGATGCCGTCAAGCCGTTGCAAGACGAATTGAACGGTTATCGCGCAAACGCATTGTCGGATTCCAGGTTGAAACAATTGAACGAGATTCTTGGCGGATGCAAAGACGAAGCGTTCAAGGCGAAAGCATTGAAAGACTTTGGTCGCATGACATTCAACGATGATGACGCGTTCAATGAGTTCTTGACCGATACCAAGACCGATGTTGAATCCGCAAATCAGCGTGTCGCCGATTCCAATCTTTCATCCGAATCACGCCCGTTCTTTGCGAACAAGGGCGATGACGGCGTTTCCAAAGGAGTTGCCGAATTTGTGGAATCGCAGAAGCCCGGAAGTGACACGTTCACGGGCAAAGAAGTTTAACGATTAAAACCGAAAAAGAAATGTCACTTACAATTAAACGACAGAAAGACAACCGCGTTGTGAAGTGCATTCTTCACCGCGTTGCAGACATTCCAGGCGGCGTGACCGTATCGGTTGCGAACCTTGGCGGTTCGGCTCTGTATGAGGGAACACCGCTTGCCAAGGGTTCAAACGGATTGTATGAGGTTTGCAAGACCGCCCAGGTCGTAACCGCAGCAACCGCAAGCGCAACAGATTATGAGGTCGCAAAGGGTCATCACTTCAAGGTTGGCGATTATTTTGCCGTTGGTAACAACAACGGTCAGCAGATAACCGCAATCGACAAGTCAGATGCCGCAAAGGATGTTATCACCCTTGGCACAACCCTTGGCGCGGCTATCAGCGCGGGCGCAACCGCTTTCCAAACAACGGGCGCAAACAAGACCGTCAAGAACACCCCGGTTGCCATTGCGGGTTCAAACATGGATGTTGAAGCCAACACCAACTTGTTTGTTGACGCATGGGTGATGGGTGTTGTTCGCGAAGCCAACGCCCCGGCGGTAACTGATGCCGCAAAGACCGCCTTGAAAGGCATCATTTATGTCTAACCAATAAAACCATCAAGAAGATATGCAGAAGTCATTGATGATAGGGTTGAACGAAAAGGATATGGCAGCCGTCATTCATACTTATGATTTGAAAGACTACTATTATCCAACGTTGTTCCCTTTGAAAGAAACAACCCGTCTTGATTGGAAGATGCTTGAAGCCCAGGCGGGTTTGAAGATTGCCGCCGACCTTGTGTCACGCGGTTCTACAATTCCACGCAAGACCCGTGAAGCCATTTCACGAATCCAGGGTGACATCCCCAAGATTACCATTGCCCGCGAGAAGAACGAGGACGAGTTGACAGAATACGACATCATGGTCGCTATGTCATCCAACAACCCCGACTTGCGCGCCCTGGTTGAGTTTTGGGCAGAGGACACCAAGTTCTGTTGGGATGGCGTTGCCGCCCGTTTGGAGTGGATTGCCTTGAAAGAAATTTCACTTGGCAAGGTCACTTTCACAACGTCCAACAACGCGGCAATCGTGAGTGAATACAATGTCGATTACCTTGTTCCCGCTTCAAACAAGATTGGCGTTCAGACCGCTTATTCCGGAACATCCGGAAAGCCTTTGACCGTTGATTTCCCCAAGGCACTTAAACTTGGCAAATCGCTTTATGGCGCGAAGTACAAGTTCGCGTTCATGAATGTCGAAACCTTTGACAAGTTGGCAGCACAAGAGGAAGTTGTGAAGCGTTGTGCAACGGTTGTCGAGAATATCGCAAACACCCAGGACGTGCCAAGCCTTGAAGCCGTCAACAACTATCTTGCAAAGAAGAAAGAAACGTTCAAGGGCTTGCAGATCATCGTCATCGACCAGGACATCACCATCGAACTTGCAGATGGTTCACGCAACACGGGCAATCCGTTTGAGGATGATGTCATTCTGTTCAGCGAATCGAAAGTCCTTGGCAACACATGGTGGAAGAAGCCTATTGATGCCAAGAAACTTCCCGGTTCAGTTGCCGAAAAGGTCATGCACGGTCACACCCTGGTCAAGAAGTTCAGCAACGAAGAACCCGTCCAGGAAGTCACCCAGGGAATCGCAAACGCATTCCCCGCTTGGAATCTTGCGGGACGTTCTGTTCTTATGCAGACCAACGCAACATCTTGGAACAAGAACTAAAAACCGGGCGGGCGGCGGCATGGAGTTGAAAGCC